GATAATATTGAAGGGTGGATAGTTGTTTTGCGTTGTGAGCGATGTACGCTCCAATTCATTAAATAATCTATCGAACCCCACACTATAACGCATAAAAGGGTCTGTCTTAAAATTCGTAACCATGTTTATTTCCTCCTGTTAAGCAAGGTCTACGTTTTGGTCTCTTTCGAGCACCATGTTGATTTTGCCGTGCAATACGCGCTGGAATCAACATTCCATAATACTATATATGTTAAATTTCACATGTTAGTATTAAAATTTATAATTTATGTCCCTGTGGAACCAAATCCACCATCTCTGTCAGTTTTGGTTAACGGAATGTCAGTCACGACCTCAAATTGTACCGGATAATTCATAACAATTTCGGCCTGGGCCACACGCATACCATCGACAACATCGAATGTCAGATCCGAAATATTGGACAACATTACAAAAGTCTCTTGAACATAATCTGCGTCCACTACACCTTCGCAATTGGCAATAGTAATTCCCTTTTTAAGTACCATACCAGATCGAGGGTGGATTCTTAAAGACTGTTGCACATTCAAGTCAAAAATTATTCCTGTGGGAACTAACATCCGTTCGCCCGCATAGAGTGGAATTCCGATAGTATGACTTTTAACACGCCGAGATGATTGCTTGTTTCGCGGTCCCCAATACACAATGGTATCGCCGTCTTGAATTGACACTTTTAAGTCGAAACATGCTGCATGTTCAGAACCATATTCCGGCATATGCGATGTTTCTCGCGTCTTATAACATTTTAACCAATTATTAGTCAAAAATTCTTTTGCTGTTGTCGGGACATCTGCCCACTTCGCTGTAGTCATTATAAAACCTTTCACTGCTTATAATTTAATATAAATTGTTGCCTCTTGAGAAAAATGAATTTGGTTTAAGAAAGAGAAGTGTGCCCATATCTGCATTTTCTCTAAACTCGAAGTCTTTACCTTTTTTCATCTTAGAAAATATTCCCCCGATTTTTGCAGGTCGCCACTGGCCGACATTTTCTAATTTCTTTAAGCCTGGAAATCCAGTACTATTCGTTCCATACAAATATGCAACATCTTCGTTCACTGGTTTCCAAATAACACTATCTTGATCGAACATCTTACCCCAATTAAACATATCGGATTTGAAACCTTTAATATGTGCCAATGTTTTCTTTTCGGCCTGTTCTGGTGTCACTATCTTTTTGACAAATGAATCAACCGGATTTCCGTCATCATCCAGTTCAGTAGGAAGAACCTTTGTCGGACCCACTACCACATAAGAAATTTCTTCTACCAAAACTTCTTGTTTAGACCATTTATCTACTTCTGGATAAGTGCCTTCGACTTTTATGAACCCATATCCAGACTTTCGAATACTCATTTTTAATTTTTGATTATTTTCGATATTAATTTCGTTTTGTTTTCTCCATCCCTCAATACGTGGTATATACGCAACTTCGTCTGGCGCATCTTCTCTTTTGGGTTTTGGAGTTGATGCGCGATAGGCAGTCACAATTCCAATACTTCTGGTTTTTGTGTGTTTAAAAACTCTTGAAAGAGAAGCCTCCATCAATTCTTTAAACTCTGCGGTGGGAGCTCCACGCACTACGGGGCTTTCGGACATAAATTCTTGGAACGTCTGCACTTCTTTACCTTTTTCTACCTATGTTATATTTAGGAACTAAATCCCATTCTTCTTTTTCTTTATGCGAAATAATTTTAATCTGTGATATGGGAGCATCTTCAAAAACGTCCTCTTTCACAACACCAACCAATCCCCATTCTTTCAATAAGTTTACAATCGTGTTTCTTCTGGCTCTGTCGTTTTCCGAAAAGTCCGAAGATTTTCCATCCAACTTAAAAAGCTCTTTAAAATGCACAATATAGTATTTTCCTTGTTTATGCAAAATATGACATGATTGATATAGTTTTTTATCTTTTTTTGACGCAACGCCAATTCGGGTAAGCGTTTCTCTTATTTTTAGAAAGTCCTCTTGATCGTCAAGCGACACCTCCACCAATGATTCTAATACAGACATGATTTGTCATCCACCTTTATTCAGTTTGCTCCTAATAATGTCTAAATCATTGTCCGACAGTATAGTTAGAGCTTCCTCTGTTTTTTTATTATTATATCCATAATATTCTTTCACTATATCGAAATCATTATGAACAGCCTTCTTGTGCCAAGGAGAAAATCTTTTCCTTGATCGAACACTATTTAGTAAATAATCAAACTGTAGTTTTTTGTCAGCGGTGTTGTGTATATTCATCTCGTTTGCATATAAGATGGTATCTTGATAGTTAGAAAAGTTTCGATTGATGAGATAAGCATTGTAGTTTTTCTCCCAATGCTCATCTTCAGTGTCCATCAACTTCTTTTTGTTGTGGGAGATCGCCGGTACATAGTCTTTGAATAGGTCGTAACTCATTTCCACTCGCAATCGACCATAAGTTCAGTAAGACACGCAACCAAATTGATCTCTTGATCAGCGACAAATGCAGATTTATAAGAATAATCTGCAATGGTAATTACGGCCTGTGCAATAGAACCACTTTCCATATTCGTATACAATCCATCATATATTTTTCGATACAATGTTGTTGGATCATTGTCTAAATTTTGTGCAACCCAACCACGAATTTCTGTAAAGTTTTTCTCGCGAAGTGCAGATACCAAGTTATTGATATTGGCCTCGCCAACATTTGAGAGCATACCCTCATCAATTACACCACCAACAGAATACCGTTGCAACTCATTCAAGACTCTGCGCCAGTCTGGGAAGTATTTGACTACAACCTGCTGTGTCACCTTGTCAGTAGATTTGACACCTTCGGTGTCCAAAATGGTTTTGACACGTTTCCAAAACTGCCCCGCCAGTGGTTTTTTGTCTTTCTTACCGATCTTAAATTCAACAGTAGAGCACCGACTATGCAGTGGTTCAATAATACGATTTTTGAAATTGCAAGTCATAATGAATCGACAATTTGCAGAAAACTCTTCGATAAATCCCCGCAAAGCTGGTTGCATATATTGTGGATGTAGATAATCGGCCTCATCGAGGATAATCACCTTTCCAAACTCTTTACTGTTGCCTTCGTCGAAAGAAACGGTTGAGGCATAATTTCGCATCTTTGTCCTAAGAACATCAATACCATTATCCTCAGAACCATTTATTACGATATAATCCATCTTCATTTCTTCGCAGAGGGCGCGAGCGACAGTCGTTTTGCCTACGCCCGGGCCTCCTGCCAAGATAAGATTAGGAAGAGAGCCGGTATCAATAAACTCTTGAAAAGTTTCTTTGATATTGTCCGGCAAGATACAGTCTTGAATTGTTTTGGGCCTATACTTTTCTACCCATAAAAAATTATCCATTATCAACCACCGTAATTTGAGTCTTGTTCCAACGTGATCCAATATTGAATTGGAAGTTTCTGGTGTCGGAAAGTGGAAATCTTACTTTTCGAAATACCCACATCATAATCACCTTCAATCATTTTCAGATTTTCTGATCGAAAATACATTGTAAATGTATCATTAGATTCGCCTACTGGCTCTTCGGACACATTGGACGTATCATCTTTTTTGTCGAGGGCGCTGAAATAAACCTTACCGTCATTTTTTGTAGACAGCGAAAAGTCTGGCAAACCAGAGATTTGTGCAACCTTGTTCTGTTCAGACAAAGTGGCGTTAGGCAACTTTACATTGATTTCCCATTTTGGAGATTGTTTTGAGCCTTCTGGATTGTTGTCAGAACGATCCAGTTCAAAAGTGTTTTCGGTAAAGACAATGATAGACGGCTCTGCTGCCATAAATTTGTATTTCTTTGCACCATTTGACATTTCGACATATTTTTCGTGAAAAGTCAATTCTGGATAGATGGCCAGAAGATTGAGAAATTTACCCAAATCATAGATACAAAAATCAACCGGAAATTCTTCCGAAACATCAGCGGCCGCGAGAATATTTCGCATTACAGAAATAGTCGAAAGTCGAGTACCTTTTTTGAGGAAGATAGATTGGTTGATTGTAGAATAGTTTTTCAGAATGTTCTGAGTTGTTTCACTGAGTTTCATTATATTGTTTCCTTTTTCATTTCAATAATTTCTTTCATTTTTTCTTCCAAGATGGATAATGTATCTTTCGATTTCCGCCCAAATGTGTAAGTATCCAGATGTTCTTCATTAATATCAATAGCAAATTCAGCACGACTAATACCAAGTTCATCAAATGCAGTCGAAAGTGAATTGTCCAGTTTATTTGGAATTTTTTTGTAGGCAATTTCAAATGGATGGTTTATATTGGTTTCAATATGTGGACGATCGCGGGGTTCGCGCACATAGTCCTCGGGGTAGAAATCGGGATCGTGCCGTGGCCCAGAATAGCTATTCCATAACATAAAATTCGTCCAATCATTCCAACCTTCGACTATCCACCTATTGTAGTTATGACATTCAATTACGCGCAACCCATATTTATGACAAAAGTTTTTAAACCATAAAAATGCACTTTCATCATTTGAAAAGACTCTGTTGTATTCTTTGTCAACAGTCTCAATCTTTATCTCG